GAAGTACCTGCCGATCCAGACGACCCTGACGATCCAGAAGTACCTGCCGATCCAGACGACCCTGCCGATCCAGAAGTACCAGACGACCCTGACGATCCAGAAGTACCTGCCGATCCAGACGACCCTGCCGATCCAGAAGTACCAGACGACCCTGACGATCCAGAAGTGCCTGATGTACCAGATGTGCCAGAAGATCCCGATGCTCCAGAACTACCTAATACATCAAATCTTATAGATTTAGGTACAGAATTTGGATCAGTCGTAATTTGTATTCCAGTACCAGCAACAAATTCTATAGTATCTAATCCCTGAGCAACTAAATCTTGTTGACCATCAACTTGCCAAGTTTTAAAAGTTGAATTTAAAGAAATTTTAACAGCACCACTAGTTAAATCAGTAACATCAAAACCCGCCTCAGTATCAAATCTTAAAGCTGTTACATTACTAACAACACCAGAAATTGTTGATCCACTAATATAACTTACTTCCAAACTTGAAGAACCAGATCCTTCATTAAATTTGATTAATTGAGAATTATCTATTCCATCTTTATACCAATATTTATATGAAGTTCCGCCGTAAATCAGACGAACTTCCATCGATTGAAATCTAACTCCAGATGGAATACTAGAATTAGCTTCATTTTTAGCAGCTGATTCGTTTAAACCTGTATACGGACCAGACCAACTATCAACCGGATAAGGGTTGACAGGCTGCACACCAAAAGGTAATTGTAATCCAGTCGTTAATGGCATATATTATGTTCGTGTTACTTGATGTCTATGGTTTGATCCATATGGAACAGCATTTGTCATAGTATACACATTATAAGTTGAAGTATCTCCAGTATAATTAGCGACAGCAAAAGACGATTGAATATAATTTGCAGTTATATTTGCATTTAAAGCGTCTAAATCAATAACTTCAGAAACGGATAAACTAGATGGCATAGCAGCAGAAAATATTTTTTCTGTTGTACTTGTATTTAAAGTGAAAGGATTACTTCCATCTGTAAAAATTTTAGAAGATAAAGATCGAACACCCGCTGAATTCGCAGGAGCAGAAGCTGTCGGACCGTAAAAAATAAAATCAAGAAAATTAACAGAACTACTAGAAGAATAAACTTGTGACGATAAATAAGATTGATAATCGTCAATTATTTTTACTCGATAAGATAAACTAGAAGCAGTTTTTAAAGACGAATCATTATGCCCAGTAGAAGTAATACTAGTTGTTCCCGGACCTATTGAAACTGGCGAAGCTATATCTACCCAAGAACCAGCTCCATTTAATTGATATTGCCATTGATAACTAGTTAAATTGACATTAGTTGAATTTCTAGTAACCGTTCCCCCTAATGTTGAATCAATATGCCCTTTTTCTCTTTTAGAATCGGTTTCTGGACTTACTAAATTATTTCCTAATATAGACAATGACGCCGTAGGAGCAGAATATGAAGATGGAGTAATTGTTAACAATGATATACCAGTAGAACCAGCAGTATCTGTTACAAGATAACGATAATAAAAACCAGAAGTGTTATAATTTGTATCGGTTAAAGAATGAGTAAAGCTATCGGGAGTTGTAGTTCCGCTTGCTAAAACAGACCAAGAACCAACATTGCCCCTTCTATATTCTAACGACGCGCCAGATACAGATGCCCCTAAAGTATTAACAGCATAACTAAAATTTAAAACATTACTAATAGCTGTTTGATTAAAAGCTATACTAGTAGATGAGGTTAAAGAAGTAGTTACATCTAAATTTTCACGCAAAGCCATTTCAATTACATCTTTTGGAGTTTTCCCTGAAGCTGGTATTGTATCTCCATTTAAATACTTTCCGAAAGTTTTACCAGAAGCTATAGAAACAACTAAATCACCAGTAAAATATAAAGATTCAGGAACTGCACCTGAGCCCAGATCATGAACACCCGTGGTAGCATAATCGATTCCGCTTTTTGGTATATAAATTATATCTGAAAAATCAGTATAAGAATCTTTTGAAATAACTCCTCTTATTTTGACTTCATAATCAGCCGAATAAAAAAGAGGAATATAAAAACGAGGCTCCACCCCCGCTAAAACAATTGAACCTGTCGGATAATTTAAATTAATTTTTTCAGCAATTAAAACACCAGTATAATTTCTTAAATAATTTAATCCGCTTACATCACCAGTAGAAAATCCACCATAATAACCAGAATCATAGATTCCTGATAAAATACCCCCAGATGGATAAAACTGAAAAGAGCCTGATCCAGCATCAAAATAATAATTTAAAAATAATTTATCTGAATTTATTGATCCAGAATCAAAATTGATAGAATATAGCAAATCAGAAACATTACCTGTATAAACACCAGACGGAAAGGAGCCTTTTGAATCGGTATAAACAGTATGTTTTTGCCATTTTATTCCACTACCATCATCTGAAACAGAAAAAATTGGTGTAAAACCTGAGCCTGAATAATATGGATTAACACCATTATCAGAATTGACAAATGCCCCAGAACCAGTGCCAAAACCAATAAAATCTATATTCTCAATAAAAGGACTAGAATAATTATATATTCTATGAATTCCATTTGAACCAGTAGATCCACTTGGAGAAATATGAATTTCATAATCCAAAGGAACGCTTGAAGAATTAATCGCCCATTTTAATAAAAAATAACGTTCATAATTTTGAGCAACAGAATCATAGTTTACAATAACACCGCCAGTAACCGCTTGAGGCTTAGTATCAAAAAGCTGAGTATTAATTGGACTTGGTTTTATTTGACCAATAAAATAAGCAGTTCCAGTATTATAATAATCAATTACATTTAAACGGTAATAATCTTTTGAAAAATCAGAAGCGTTATAAAAAACCGAAGAACTTAAATCGCTAGAAACAGAATCAGTAACTAAACTAAAAGAAGGAGAAGAGCTTTTTTCAAAAAAAACAGTTCTCGCATAAGCTTTATTTTCTAAATCATAACTACAAAAAATTCCATTATTTAAATCAAAACTAACATCAGAAAAATAAGGTATTTCAAAATTTAAAACAAAAACACCTTGAGCTGTTTGATTTGCCGAATTATAAGAAGTAACAACTATCCTGCAATCTCTTAAATAATTTACATCTGAGTATAAAGTTTTTGATAAATTAAATAATCCACCAATATTAAAATTAAAAGAAGATTCTCTAAGAGAAGAATTTAAAACAGAAACGGGTGAATTATTTTTATCAAGCAATTCAACCCTAAAATAAGAAAAAATACCATCATTTAAATTAGCTTGCGATTGCGTAACTGGATCAATGACATTCCAACTAAATGAAAGATTTTGCGAATTAACTTTAATTAACCTTGCAGGAACCGTTGTGGCAAAACCATACTCTTGCTGATTTGTTATTTCAGTTGAATCTATATTACAAGTCAAATTCTGAAGCTTATAAGCTCCATTGGCCAAATTGTTGGATGAATTTTCTATAAACATTTTAAGAAGTTGGATTTATGAAAATATCATTTATTCCCATCATATACACTCTTAAATACTCAAATGAAACATTCATTTCAACTTTAGGAGCTGCAATAAAAGTAGAATTTTGATCGCCAACTCGCCAAGCATAAGAAACTTTTTTAGAGTTAATCACATATTCTACAATAAAACCCTTACAATCAGAGTTTCTTGTTATAGCGTACTGATAAATAACAGAATTTTGTATTTCAATAACAGAAATTAATTCTGCATACGTATCGTCATTATAATCAGAAGCAGATATTATATAATCAAACCTATCAGAAAGAGAAAAAGCTTTAGAATCAATCCTAACATAATTATTTTGACTGGAAACCGGAATAAGGTTAACAGGAATTATTTTTTGAAGATTTTCAGATGCATTAGAATAAAGCTTATTAACTTGTAAATTTTGTTTGTTTTCTATATATGTGAATTTTGATTTTTGATATTCAGCCGCGCTAATATCAAACTCAACTAGACTTTTTTCTTTGATTGCTATAATTCTATATTGTTTAGAAAAAGATAGAGAAGTATCGGCTATATTTTTATCATAAATCCATAAAGCAGAGGGGAAAATAGATAATAGATTTCTTCTTTGCTCTATAGAAGTTGCTTTTAAAGTAACTTGAGTTCTAAAATTACCATCTAAAGATGTATCAAAAACTTCAAACTTATAAATATATGTGGGCTGAAGTTGATCTATCTGTGAATCGCGAACAAAATCATTAGTTATACTTTCTGAATTTAAATCTTCAATAGTTTTAGTAGGAGTTGGAATAATAAAAGATAAAATATCTCCAGCTTTAATGAAATCATATTTATCATCCAGAACCAATATTTCATCAACAATACTAACAACTCGACCGCCTCTTCTGCCAGCTAGTTTTAACTCATCTGCAATGCTTATCACATTTCCAGGAGAAAGAAGCAAACATTCAGGACCTGCCGTAAAAGATATTATCTCTTCTTCAACTTGGTTAGTAACTAAAAACCATTCACCAATTCTTCTTGCTTGCGATTTAGATGTAATACCAAAACCAATAATTTCTTTTTCTACATAACCATATCGTCTAATATTTACCTGATCTTCAACATAAATAGTTTTATCTTTAAAAGAATCAGATTCATCAGAATAAACAACTTTAGCAACAGTATATCTAGTATCTTTTGAAGTACCAGCATAACTAAAAATACCATCTTTTACATTAGAATTATTGAAAAAATAACTTGAAGATTTTGGCCTATCATTATCAAAATTTATAAAACTATTTGACCAATAAACCATTCCCTTAAAGACCGATGAAATATTATTTAATAAATTTATAACATCAGTTTCGTTAGAAATAGAAATATTACACCTAAAACGAGGCTCTACCAATGGAAGAAAACCATCATATCTACAAGCAGAGACACCACTATTTGAAACATAATTTCTTCTTTCGTCATCTGTGAAAACGGTTTGCGTTTTCATGTACTCAATAAAACCAAATAAAGAACTTGCAGAATCAGTAGATAAATTATTAGATTGAGCAAGAACAGAAATTAATTTTTCAATAGACGCCTGATAAATATTAGAAGTTAAATTATTCTGAGATAAATAGCTTTGAATATAAGTCTTTAAACCCGGTATAGAAGAAAATAATTTATGCAATCCAAAAACATTAACTAGATTAATAACAGCTTCTTTTCCAGATGAATCTATTGAAACCGAAACGACAATGGCTTGATAAGATTTAAAAACTTCAATAGGCTGACCATCATCATCCTCATCGATAAATTTTAAATTTACAAGATCTATTATTGCACCGGGCTGGAAAAAATTATTTAGACTGTAAGAAGAAGTAACTCTAACAAAATTATAGTTAATACTTTTTATATAACATACCGGAAATTTAGATATATTATTTGTAGGCACCATTTCATCACAGTATTTAGCGATTTTATATAAATTCCATTTATCAGCCAATCCTTCTTCAAAAGAAAATTTACCAAGACCGTATCTATAATTTGTAATTATATCGTATAAAATCCAAGCCGGATTATCACTCCATCTTAAAACAGAATCAAACTCACCATTCCAAAAACCATCATAAATTTTCGCCTCTGCATCATAATTTTCTGGAACTTTAATTTTAAGGCATTTTAAATCAAAACTTCTATTCGGAGGTTGAGAAAAACCTCTACCATCAAAAACGCTTAAAAAGTAACAACTATTAGGGTATTTATATTTTAAAGAAGTAACTTCGGTAACACCATAAACACCAACGTTTCTTGAATTTCTAAAGTTTGTTGCATCTTGTTTTGCCGACAAATTGTATATTTTTATATAAGGCTGAAGGCCAAAATCAAAATCTGAAATATCTAGAAAAAGGTCAAAATTATAAGGACTAGTTGCAATACCATTAACAGAATGAAATATATATGCTTTATATCGATCTGTTAATTTATATCCAATTTCTATACCAAAAACAACAGAGTTAGCAATTGTACTTCCTTCGTCAGTTGTATTATATAAAGCATTTATCTTAAGAGTCAAAAAAAGATAATCTGTATTAGCATCTTTAATTTCATGATATGCACCAAAACATTCTTCAAAATTCTTAGATGTAAAAATATTTAAAAAATCGAAGTTTTGTTTTAAATAGTTTAGATTTACATTTCCAACTGTTTGACCATTATCTAAAATAGAAAGACTAGAAACATGCTGTTCTCCTTTCAAAAAAACAGGAGAAACTGGTTTTTCAATACCATATAAAGTTTTATCAAGAGAATAAAAAACGCCTGGATTATTGAATGAAAAATCTCCTATTCCACCTAACGGTAAATATGTTTGAAATTCTGTTCCGGGCCTTGAATAAACTTGAAGACGGTTATAATTAAAAGAATTAGTTAAATTATTTTTAATCGGATAATCATTTAAATAAATTCCCTTTAATATTTCAGTATTATTTTTCCCTTCATCAAACAAAACAAGTTCATTTCCATTTGGATCAACTAAACCAGCTATCGGGCCTTCTCCAATTAAATCTTGAACAAAATATTTAGAACTCGACTCAAGCACAGATCTATCGGTTTTTGTTGTAAAAGGAGTAAAATTTGTATTGATATTTAAATAATCAACAAGTTTTCCAGCAAATTTAGAAAAAGTTAAATTTTGGCTTTGAAGTTCGTTTCCATCTGAAGGATCAGACTGACGCTTTCTTATTTCTGTTACTCGGTTTAACGCCATATTAAATAGAAGCTGAAATATTACCAATAGAAGAATTTTGATTATTTAAAATCTGACTCGAATCATAAATTAAATCAAAATTAAAAATTAAACCATTTATAACGCTTGATCCCAATTTTAATCTTCCATAGTTTAAAGAAACAGGGGTATTTCTAGCGGCAATATTATCTTTATTTCCAAAAATATAAGAAGAAGTTTTCAAACCAGAACCAGCGCCCTTCGAACCCATTAATTTAGAAATCAAATAACTTATTCCATAAGAAACAGCAGCAATAATTAAAACAGTAACAACAGCTGCCCAAAATTTAGATAAACCAATGGCTACTAAAGTTGCGATTAAACTTGTAGCGAAGTTAAAATTAGAGCATGGAATGATATCAATTTTTTGAGCATCTTTAATATCAAAATTTAAATCTTCGTAGTCTTTGCAAAATAATTTACCATCGATAACAACAGCAAAACCAAAACATGATTTTTTGATTTTATTAATTTTTTTATTATAATCTGTATAGTTACAAGATAAAGATTTAAAAATATCTTTAAAAGCAACAACATTCAGTTTAATTTGCTGACAAAATAATTTTTTAAGCAAACCATGAAAAATAATTGTTTTAATCATATTTTTGCGCTTAATAAATTTGTAGCTACAGAACCTTGATTCTGTTCAGTAAAAACATCAAAATTACTAGCTAAATCAAAATTTAAATTAAATGAGCTTAAAATTTGAGAACTTAATCTTAAACGACCATAAGACATAGGAACAGGCGTATTTCTCTGAGCCAAATTATCTTTATTATTAAAAATATAAGAAGAAGTTTTTATTTGATTAGGTTGTTTTGGACTTAATAATTTTGACAACAAAAGACTAATACCTATAGAAATTGCAACAAAAATAACAGTATTAATAGCAAAAGCCGCCCAAGCACTCACTTTAATACTTGTAAAAGCAATCGTAGCTGTAGCAGCCGCAGAAAATGTACACAAAGGAATCAATTCAATTCGTTTTATTCTATTAAAAATAGAATCTAAATACTTTATATTAGTAATTATTTTTCCATCAGCAACTATAATCATAGCATTAGAGTCAAAATTTCCAACAATACAAGAAATCAATTCTTTAAAAGAATAAACATTCGCCTCAAACATCGGGCAAGTCAATTTCCTTAGTAAACCATGTAAAACGACCTGTTTCATTGTTAATATTTACACTTAAAAAACGATTATAATTTAAACTATATATTATAATGGGAATATCGTAATTTTTTAAAAAAAATATATCTTCCTCCGAAGGCTTAAGCAAATGCAAATGACTATGAAAAGAAAATAAAATTTTTTTATTAACTAAATCAAAAAAAAATTCTGCTGGAGGAATATAAGAATGACAAGAATTATAAACAGATTCATAATGAAAAATGTTTAAATTTTCATCGACTAAACCACCTGTTTCAAAAGGATAGTTTTTTAACAATAAATGCTTTATCTGCAATAAAATATGTTTATGTTTGATAATTATATGGTCTAGTTCCCGGAAATCCTCCATAAGGCAATCCATCTTTGTGACCCAACCATCTTAAAGAACAACCTCTAATATCTTTTGCACAACTATCTTTAACCCAATATTCTTTATTATATCTTGGATCTTTGTTTAAATTTCCAGATGCTCCCGTTGAAACACAAACATAAATAGATAAAGAAATGTTGTCTTCTGAAAATTGATAAGCATCACCGAAAAAATTATAATCAACAGAGTCAGAATAAGTTACAAAATCTCCTAAATTATAAGTTGTAAGACTGTTCCAATTATTTTTAAAAGCAATTCCACTTAAACCATATCCGTTAGTCGTATAAAATTCTTTATTATTTTCATCTGCAAACGGAATACCTATATTAATAGCGTCAAGATTAGCAGCCAATCCGACAGCCGAAACCGTTCCAAAAATCTCCGCAGATGTGTATTTTTTTCCTGTAATATAAATGCTTTGAGTCTCGTTTACATTGTTCCTCCAAGGAATTTTTCCATAATTACAGCCACAACCACGAAAATTCCAAGAACATAAATTATCTGATATTTTTCTACTTGGCAAAAATTGATTTTCATAATCGATTGGGCTAGAAAGTTGAAAATCTATTGTATATTTATTTTCTTGTGTTTTTCTATTTATTACATACGTTTCTTCAAAAAATGGTGTTCCATAATTGTCTGGACCATATCTTTTAGCTCTATATCCATAATATGGATTAATACTATCCGAAAAATTAACATCATCTAAATTTTTAACAAAAATCTTAATTCTTTTTAAATTACAATTTACTAAATCATTTTTATTTTTTATAATGTCGGTGATAACGCCATTTATATTTGCTATTCGAATAGTTGGTCTGCTTTGTTTACCATCTGAAGAAAATTCGAAACCACCATATTCAATAGGAGCTGCAATATATTTATTACCTTTATAAACAATAAAATTATTAAAGTTTTTTCCTGCATGAAATCTTAAAATCCCAGAAGATTCATCAACATAAATTTCAAACAAATCCACAAATGAATCAGGATCTAAATCTAATAATGATTGAGTTGATACTATATCTGGCATAGAATTATGTTTTTTTCATTTTACCTAAAATGTTCAATCTATCTACATAACTATAATATATATCATTAGCGGTTAATTCAACGCTTGCATCCATAAACAATTTTTGCTTATATTTATTTATTAAATTTACTCTTATTAAATCAATCGGATTATAAGTGTTATTAAAACTCAAATTTTTATAAACTAAAGTTTCATAAAGTTTTACTTTATAATATGCTCGAACCCCAGAGCCTGTTTTTGTAAGAGGATTACCAATCAATAAATAAGGCGCAGCATTTCCAGCAAAAGGATCTGAAACTTGTAAATCAGATTGATTTAAAATTCCACCATCATGACCGCAATAATATTTAAAACCATTATTATTTTTTATTATTCCATGAAAAATAATGCAAAACTTAGATTTATTTTTAATTTTTAATTTGTGCGAATCTGAGCCATATTGATCTGTTATATACGATCTTTGCCTAATTCTTTCTATTTGCTGATTAATAGTAGCGGCTATTGGCGCAGCTGTATCACCCTGAAAAAGACCAAACTTGTCATAATAAAAATATAAAATATTAGATATTTCTTTATTTAAATAAGTAACATTTTTTTCAATCCCTAAATGCAATCCTAATTCATAACTATCAGAACCATTTTCTGTAAAATAAGAATTTTTATTAGTACTAAAATATGAATCTTGAAAATCTGGAGCAAACATACAAAATTTTAATGATGGCGGCAAAAGATCGGTAGAAGTTGGATGATTCAAACCAACAGTAGCTGCTGGCATGTCGCCATAGGTACTATAAAAATCAGAAATATTAGAATTAAAAAACTTTAAATTATCCAAGCGACCATCACTATTTACAGTTCCTAAAGCTGAATAAATATTTTTTTCAGAAGAAATTCTTAAACGATCACCAACTAGAAAGGTATTAGAAGATAATCCATCTAAATTGAAACTTCCATCAGATCGTCGATATCTTGCATCACCTGTTAAAAAAGCTGTTTTTCCATCAAGATAATCTAATTCAACTACATAAAAACAAAATAAATTATCCAAACCAGCTAAATTAAGCTGCCTGTACAACATTATATCATTCCCCGGCGAAGTATAACTATTTTCAAGATTTAAAAAATATTTATTTAAACCAAAATCTGAATCTAATTCTGGATATATAGAAGCTTGATATTTTCCTCTAACCGTAAAATCACCAAAAGAACCATTATTAAATATTAGAGCTGCATTGTTACTGATTCCACTTACGATACCGCCAAAGTTAAAAAATTCACTTCTTGAATAAAGATTGACAGATGGAAATTGCGAATATAAATTTATATTTAATGTACAAGCGTTACTTGCGTCTTGTAAACATTGAACAGCATAACCACAATCATTTTCTTTTGTTGTTTTTACAATTTCCGTAATATTAACATTAGTATCTTTAGAAAATTGTATGTTACCGATATCATCTGTAAGATCAATCGAAGAAAAAAACAACTCAGCCGCCTTGCTTTTTTCACCAATATCTCCACCAGGACCGCCTTTTAAAGTTAACCCTCTTGATAAATCGGAAGGTAAATTTTTTATTGTTTCTTCAGGTAAAGCTGGTATTGTGGCTGGATTTGTATAAACAGATACAACTGGAGGATTAGGATAAAAAGGCATAAAATTAAATTTGACGTTTAAAAATATCTGCTTGTAATGTAACTATCTGCTTCAAAACATAAGATTGAGAAGGATTTATTAAATCCGCATTTTGAACTTGTATTCTTTGTCCATTTGAAAAAAGAGTCCCAGACCCTTTTCCATATGGAGCACCAGCACCGCCATATACTAAAGCAGGGTTGTTTAGGTTTGGATTGAAAAAATCATATAAAATACCAGCGCCATTCGTTGTGCAGTAATTTTTATTTAATATATCACCACCAACTAAACTTTTTGGATTATTAAAATCTTTTATAGTATCATCAGAAGCCTTCCGATCAAAAGTGACATCATAATCTGGATAGCTCTTTCCATTATATACATTTGTGTAATTATATTCTTCTTTTAATTTATCATATTTGCTATTAACCACTGATACTAAATCAGTTAATTCAATATTTTCTCCAGCACCGCCTCCTCCAGCTATTACCGAAGTTGAATCAATATTAATATTTATTAAACCAGAACATTTGATATAAAAAGCGTTTTTACCTTGTTTTATAGTATCATTATTCTTTTTAGTAACGCTACCGCCTTTTCCATAAACAAAAGAGTTATTATAAAAATTTAAAGTCACACCGCTTGGCATAGCAGAATAATTTCCAGTAATTAAAAATGAACCTGAATCATAAATACCATAACTACTATTTGGACCTTGAGGGCCAATTTTAGTATTTACAAAATCTATTGTTATACCAGAATAATAACTTAAATTGGGACCATAAGGAAAATTTCTAGATATATAATCATACAAATCAAAATATTCAAAAGCAGAATTAGTTAAACGTAAAGGTTTTATTTCTTTGCTAATCGTAATACTTGGAGCGCTTATTCCCAAAATGGATAAAACTGCTGGAGTTAAACCGGAATTAACCGCAGCATATTCAACAGAAGGATTGAGCCAAGCGTTACAGTCAGCCACACCAGAAGCATAAACATATTGACTTGTGTGACTTGTATAAGTTGAATTAGCTCCCTCTATAGAAATATAATAAGGAGTATTAAAACTTAAACCATTAAAAATTAAACTATAAAGCTTTTCGTTAGGTGTTCCGATATCATATAAATAATTATTTGTATTTAATGGAATAGATAAAGTTTTTGTAGTTAAATTTGTTGTAAAACTGCTATCAGTAGCTATTTTGCCAACAAAACTTGTAAAATAATAACCTGAACCCGGTAAAGTCCATCTAACTTTCAAACCCAAACTTTTAGAAGTTTGATCATAAACTGGCGATGCAACACAATTTTGAACTCCAGATAAAAAATTATACGGAGCTGCGGCTCCAGCATTTCTTCTTATACCTGTATAATCAATTGATAAATTACTACCTAAAATTCCTAAATTTTCGCTTTCTTGAGTTATTGTAAAAGATCCTCTCAAATCTTGATTTGCGCTTGAATCTACATTTTGAGGAATAGAGTATATAATATTAAAAAATCCAGTTCGACCAGCATCAACTGTTAAAAATTTTCCATTGTCTTGATCATAATCAAAAAAATTACTGCTATAACTAGGTTGTTCTATTTTATTACCAATCGTATATAAAACAGCATATCTTCTTGTATTGTTACCAATCTGATATTGATACTCTTTAGTAAAGCCTTGAGGCAAAAAACCAAAATCATGACCAATAGGTTTTAATTCACTATTGAATTGAAGTTGTCTATCTGAAGCAAATTTAAATTCAATAAATTTTGCACTGATTGTATTATTATCAAGAAAATTATAAGTATGACTCCACTCAGGGCAAAAGAAATTTCTTGTTCCCGTAAAATAGGCATACATATCATAAGCAAACAAATCAATACCATTATGATTTTCTAAAAAGTGCAAAATAGCTTTTGCTTCTTTATCAGATCTATTATTAAAAGATAAATTAAAACTAAGAAAATTTGGATTTAAACCAAGATCCTGATATAAATAAAATCCAGCTAATTCATTTTTATAAATTGTTGAATCAAAACTTAGTTGCTGAACAAGATCTGGAGAAAAATAAAATTTATTTGTCCAAGGCGCAGTGGGTGGATAAATATTTGATTGAGAATTATCGCCAGAAAAATAATAAAAACCATTATTCAAGCTTAAATCTTTAACGAGTATATAATCATGCTTAGAATACGTTTTACTAGAACTATAATTCTGAGCAGAAGAATACGGAATTAATTTTTCTTTCCAGCTTGTGCTTGAAATAAATGGGCTTTCAACATTTAAAGTGACATCGTTAGAATTGATATTTTCAAAATTATTATCTATACTTTTTAAATAAAATGGTCGAGTTTTTGTATGCGGCGGAAATAAATACATATTAATAGTTTTATGACCTTGTCCATCAGCTAATGGACCAGCCACAAAACTATTTTGATAAAAATGATTTAAACATTTAGCTTCATTATCTGAAATACCTTTGAATTGTAAAGAAGCTTCGCAATGCAAAACATTTTCACTTTTACCAACAATAACTTGATAAGAATCTTGAAAATTATTTTGAAAATAACTAGACTTAAAATTTATTGTAGAACCATAAGTAGGAACGAAAAAATAATTTTGAGTCCAAAGTGCAGAACCGCGACTATTATTGGGGCCGCTGACATAAGAATCAGGCCGCATGTAAAACAAATTATCACCAGAGTTTAAACGTCCGGTTGCATAGTAATATCCGGTTGCAAAAGAAGCGGAGATATTTTCGACAGGAATACCTGCCGGTCCCGTATAAGAACCTGGCTTTATGCCAGTATAGTAAACAACATCAAATTGATTAAATCTTAATCCCGTCTCATAATACGGGATGTTGGGCATTAATATTCTATAATCATTAACAGCTTTCATTTATTTAACTCTCCTGCTTTTTCAAAATAAATAGAATTTAAATTCGTATCGGTATTAGAATTTAAAATAGTTGGATCGGTAGAATAAATTTTATTTTTTAAATAAGACCATTCACAACACCACCAATAAAAAAAACTATAACCAACTTGTTTTTGACAAACAGGTGGATCTGCATCTATATTATATGCCCATGAAATTGGTATTGTTATAGATAGAGCTGAATGCTTAGTTATTTCTAAATCTTGTGTATCATCTGTAGCATCTAAAAATAATCTATAATCAGCTTCAAAATCTTTATAACTTGAATTGTTATAACCTCCATCCTTAATAAATTGTTTTCTTATTTTAATCTTTCCTAAATAATAATATGGAGGAGTTTTTTTACTAGCAGTAATAATACCAAGTTTTAATTTTTTTAAATCTTGATTTGGCTCGAAGTACACCATCGAAGGAAAACTTTTTTGTATTGGTCCAAATTCATTATTATTAAATTCACATGCAAAAGTAGGATCTTCAATTGAAGAACCAAGATTTAATAAAGATTCTTGATCTTCCGAAACAAATGCTCTATAATATTTTATATAAACATCTGTAATAAAATAAAAAGATTGTGGTTCAGCTATCTCAGCTAAATCATTTCCAACAGCTAAACCTGGCGGTTGCACACCACCATTATTTACTTTACCATCATCAGTAATAAATGGTTTAGCATTTGGATCATCAATAATAGATTCTGGAATTTCAATATCATAATCCTCTATCTCAAATGGTATAGAAATAATATTTCTTTTTGGATTTATGTTTTGAATCATCTTAACATTCGACAATCCATAATTTCCTTCAGAAATAGAATAGCTTTGATCAACAATAATACCAGTTAAAGAAAAATTTGTCGATGTTGATAAACTAGTGTTATCTTTTAAGATTGCATTAAAAACAGCATTATTGCCTTGAATTTTTAATCGCCCATCTAAATTATTTGCGGTTACCCCAAATTGAGCATTAATTTGTTTTAATGCAACTCTGCTTGGAATACTTTCTTTAATTCTCAAAACAGGAGAACGCTCTACAGAAAATGAATAATCAAAATTTGTGATAAGAAAATCTTTTGGATTTTCTGCATTTGTATCACGATCTGTTGTAACAATATAGCTAGATAAACCATTTAAAGTTTTTAAAGAATCTGAAAAACTTGTGTGATTATCATTTAAATCAGTATTTAAAACTGTTAAACCATGATAAAAAACAAAAGATGTAGCAACAGAAATAGGCTGAAATGGTTCGACAGAAAAACTCAAATCAGTTAAATACGCACTCGGTATATAAAATTGATTAAAAGAAAGACGAACCGGAGCTTCAGTTTGATTTTCTAATTTTAAAAAATTTGGCAAAGCTCCAGTTAAATAAAAATTAGTAGAAAACTTCCCTTGAATAGGAGCTGTCGGAGAATAATACAATAAATTGCCATTTATATCAAAAACAGGAGTAGTATTCGCATTTAAAGAAACTGAAATAGAATTACATGGAAAAACTGAATTATTTAATTTCAGCGCTGTTGTTTCAAATGTTAAAAAACGCGCCATGATTAAATATAAGTTCCAGTTGCAGAATCAGTATCGGATGTATAAAAATATTCTGCCAATGTTGTCAAATTCATAGCGCCAGTTAATGGAACAAATGCACCCGCTGATGAAACGGCATAAGCAACCCAACTTCCAAACTGATATCTATTGAAATTTAAATTAGCGGTAGTACCAACAAAACGATTACCAACTGTAGTATTTCCTATTCTTGCTTTTAAATTAAGAATTCCTTGACCAGTGATTGCGCCCGTTACATATACATGATTTGAAAAACTTGGAACTTGGTAGCTACTTGTATAAGGATTCCAAACTGGCAAAAATCCAGCAGTACCAGCATTATTACTTCCGCTAATATAATTCACACCACCAACATTGACTTCTTGTAAATTAGGGTATTTAGTAAAAACTAAATATCCAGTAGCATTATTTACTCCGCTATTCAATTGACATAGAAAATCAACACCGATAATTCTACCACTTGCTGGCAATAAAGTATGATAAGCTACACTACCTGACGTTTGAAATTCATAATCAATATTATCAAAATTTAAATAAATAGGACTGCCACTAACACAATTAGCTCTGTGTATTTGCAAGAATTTGCCATAACAATAATTGCTATCACTTGTATATAATCCTTTAGCATCAATATCACCAGCGTCAGAAATCGTAACAATATTTCTAGAACTTAAATAAGAATTTGTTGAATCGCCTGTTTGAAAGAAAAACTGTCCCTGCCTTGCGCTTGGACCTGATGGGCCTGAAGCAGATTTATCAAAATCATAACCAATCAAAAATGAATTATAATCTCCAGAACCGTATGCAGTGGCAACATAGTTTACAGGACCACTTGCTCCTGCATAATTAGATTGAATTCTTGTAAGTGCAGAATCTTGATTTGTTTGAAATCTGTACAATAAACTAGTTGTAGCAATAACATCTAATGGATAATCTGGAGAAATACCACCAACCCCTAATTGCTTATTGCTTAAATCAAAAATAATTGGATCTGTAGAAGCTGTAGATGCAGAAGCTTTATTTAAAGCAAAATGTAATTCTGAAATAGATTGATTATATAAAATAGAAGCCGTATTCGAACTTCCAGTTGTTCTTAAAAATATATTTGGAACACCAGCATCTTCAACTAAAAATGTTTTATACGGAGCAGAAGCAGCGGCAGAATTTGAAACCATTAAGCGAGCATCTGTTGCTCTATTTGTATCGCCAATTCGAACTGTTGCATCGTCTTTATCAACAAAAACTGCACCACTTAAACCAAAATAAGAACCATTAATTGCATTAGATGGCAAGCTATATCCTAAATATAAATCATTTGTTGAATTTATACCATCAACATTAAAAGTAAAATCATTAGATGAACTGTTGTTATCGACGCTTAATCTAATATTATTCGCAGCAAATAATTGAATATTTATTCCTGTATCTACATTTGTATTAACATATTGAGAACCATCTGTAATTAAAACATCACCACTTGCATTAATGAATAAACTGTTGTTATAAATATCGTTAGTTCGCGTGCCACTAATAAAAAAATTATTTGTATTATCTTTTAAAATATACCAAGAACCAGTATTGTCATATAATCTTATACCGCCATTAACCCCAGTTGGATTTTCAATTGTTAATAAAGCATTTGATCCTGTTGTTCCACTTATATGTAATAAAGATAATGGAGAAAAAGCGCTTGAATTAGAAATACCGAAATACTTGCTAGTGTCAGATATTCTAGCAACAGGAGAACTAGAACTACCTACACCTAATAAAAGATCATTTCCAGCGCTTGATTGAACAAATGAAAAGTTCTTTATAAAATTTTCAAAAGTTACAATTTGAGATGGAGCACCAGAATAACTCAACAAAATAAATGCATTACTTGGTACAGCTGTAACCTGTGTCAATTCTGGTATTGAATTTGCCATATAACATTATATTATACACTTTAATAAATTTAAAAATTAAGTAAATTCGACATATTGATCGAAAAACTGTTTAACAGATTGATTTTGAACATATAAGAAGTATTTATTGTCAATAACGCTAGTAGTATTACTAAATGATCTATCAAGATAAGTTATATAATCAATTTTAATAGTTACCACGTCTTCAGCTGTAGCTGATAATTGCTCCGAAGATATTCTTGTAGTAGATGCTGAAGATTCAAAATGAAACAATTTTAATGTTTTATTGCCTGCTTTATAAAGATAAATAGGCTCATTAGTACCATCTGTTAATCCAACTACTTGCAATGTATTATTTTCAAAAAGAGTGCCTCTTAATTCAATATCATTATAGACAGTTCCATAAACATCGACGGAAAAGGCATCAGAAACTCCAGTTCTCAAAGCATTTGTCATTCTTTGAATTTCATAATCATCTGCTTCTAAAGTAAAACTAGCTAGAACTTCAATTGGATATTTTGGGGTTACTTGTACTGGAATTGAACTATTAACGCTATAAATCTCATGATATGGAACGTTAAAAGACAAATTAAAACTTGTAACTCTATTTGTTGTCGCGCCTCGACAATTTAAAACAATATTTGCTGGATAAATTGGAAAGTCTGAACCATCAGAGTTTCCTCCCCAAGCGTTTAATGTGCCGGGCACGCCTTGTTGGTTAGCATTTTCATTTGTTGATGTTATATACAAACCACTGCCAATATCGCCATATGCTTTTATATTTACATTAGATGTAGGAAAATTTCCTAAAGAAACAGCGTAAGAATAAGAAGATAAAAAACCAGTTTCAAAACCAAACACTTTGTCGCCGTATCCTAATGATCCGCGCAATTGATGGTCGCCAAATTTAGTTATACTATTTGCAGAAAGAGGATCTAATAAATCAATAAAACCTAAATTTCTAGTAATAGAAAAATTAGCCTCTGGAACACCACCTAATATATTTTTAACAACACCTTGACCCATTATATTCAATGGCTTAAATTGATGACTGTATGAACCATCAACAGCTGATACGCCTTTTAATTTGATTCCGTTGATATAAACAACTTCATCATATTGTGCTACTGCGTTTTTCATTTATTTTTTCTTTGTTGAATCTAATAGACCGCCAGAACGTTGTTCATCAACAATAACTTGTAGAACAGCTTCTTTTATTCTGCGGCCCAAGTTAGCATTATCGCTTTGCTGTTTATCTGTTGAATTTGTCTGCTCAGAAGAGCCTTCTGAACCATTTGCATTTACAGTAATATTGATGCTAACATTATTAGTATTAGAAGATTCAACATTACCGGGAGTATTATTTTGATTAGCGGCATCGCCAACCATACCACCATCTTCAAATCGGGCGATACCAGAATTAATACGATTCATTCCGCCAACGCCATATTTTCTAACAGCACGACTATTAACAATATATTCGCCGCCGCTTAATAATGCTGGTATTGTATCATTTAAACGGTTGCCATATGGTAAATAACCACCAGAAGCAAAACGCATTAAACCACCCCTTTGAGCTGTATCACGCATACTTATTACCTGATCTAAACGCCCGGCATCCATCTTTGTTCCTAAAACAGAAGTTTTAGTCATAGACCCCGATGAAGCAATAGCGCTAGACAAAGAACCCAAACCAGCAGTAAATCCAGCACTTATACCAGTCATAATTAACTGATTAATAAATGCTTGACGTTGTTTTTTCTTGGCTTGATCTTTTTCCCATTGATCACGCAATTTACCTAAATAATCTTGATATTCTGGACTTTGTGATTTTCCAAATTCACTTAATTGAGAAAATGGTTCAGTAAAATTAGCGCTACCAGAAAGAGAACCTGTATTTTGACCGCCATCCGCAAATCTAGGAAACTGTCTAAAATTTAAATTATCTAAAACACTTGGTCCACCTAATGAATCGACTGCATTTCTATTTAAAACATATTCACCATCTTCAAGAAGAGCTGGATTGACATCACCAGTTCTGCCGCGATCTTGTATACCCATTCCATTTCCGCCAGCCATAGATGGAACATAAATTCCATTTTGGGCACGAATAATACCGCCTCTTCTTCTTGCAAAACTTTGAGCATTTATTCCGGTGGCAGAAGGGAATGCAGATCCAATACCCATTACTAAATTATTAGCAATTTGTTGATTTAGTGCTTGCTGCATAGTTCTCAAGAAACCAGAAGCAACTTCCATCAAAGCAGCGCCCAAGTCATCAGTCTTGTTCATTGCAGCATCAATAGCGCCAGTTAAACCATCTCTGAACGCGAACACCGCTGTTTTACCAAAGTTTTGTTCAAAGTTTTGTGACTGGGTTACTATTTCTTGAAAACCTTCTTGAACGCCAGTTAAAAATTTACCACGTTTAGCTCTTGCTAATTGATTATTTTTAATTCTTTCTTCGTTAGTAGCAATGGCTTCTGTAGTTTTTAATTCATTAAGTTTTAAATCATTAACTACTCTTTGTTGGTTTATGATTTGACCTCTTAACGAAACTAATTTATTTTCTTCAGCAATACTTAATTCTTCGCCTTTTGCTTTGCGATCTTTTAATTGATCTTCTTGGGCTTGATACCCTTCTAATATTCTTTCTTGTTCAGAGCGTTGATTTTGTAAATATGCTAAACTTTCATTTAAATTCAAACCCGGCGGAAGTTGAGTTAAATTACTTTTAACTCCTGATACCGCACTAACAGTTGGTAATTTTTCAGCGGCTTTCTTAAGACTTTGTAAATCTGCTTCTTGATTAGATTTTTCTGTTTTTAACGCAGTAATCTGACCCTCTAATGAAGTTTTTTGAGCTTGCAATTGTTCATAGTCTTGGCTTGTTCGAGGAGTTACTTCTTTTTGTTTTAATAATTTCTTTAACTCAAGTTCGGTTTTTTCAATATCTTTCTTAAGTTTTTCAGTTTGTCTGTTTCTATTTTCTGTATTAGCTTTTTCTAAATCAGAAGGAGTTAAATAATTTGTAATAGCTTGTTTTGATTCCCTATCGTAATCAGCTTGAACTGTAGGAATTTCACTTAATAAGGTCTGTTGTTTTTTTAATTTTTCCTCCGTCTCAGATATTTGAGTGTCTAATTTTTTTTGATCATTAAATACAATAATATCCCTGTTAACTCTATTAAGAAGAGATTCTTTATTTTTAATTTGATTTCCGGTTTGCGCTATTGAATCGGTAGCTACTAATTGTTTTTCTAAATTTTTTCTAGCAATTGATTCATAAATCGCTTTAGTATTTTCAGCAGTAGCATTGGTATTGGATTCAAGAACTTGACGTTGGACATCTGCAATTGCAGCATCATTTAAAGCTTGATCTATTGCTAATTTTTGTTGTTTTTCAAAAATTTCCTGTTGAATTCTAAAATTTTCATCTTGAACACCAAATTCGCCACGACCCAATAAACGAAATGGTCTTTCCATTTCTAATTGTTTTCTTTCTATTTCGCCTTGACCAGTAATTTGCCTTTTTGCTCCCTCAAAAGTAATTGACTGAATTAATTCTTTTTCTTTTTGTGCGTTTGCTAATTTAATTTGACTCAATTTAAATTCTTCTTCACCAATTTTTTTCAATAATTCGATTTGTTTGTTAGACCAAAACTGAGCAGTATCAAATCTTTCTTTAGCCAATTGACTATCAAGATCAGCCTGTTGTTGCGTTTGTCTAAGTTTTTCAATGGCTGAAGCTTTTTCGATTTCGCTATTCTGCGCATTTTTTAAATTAATTGTATTTAAAATAGTAATAGCTTCATCAAGATTTCCTGTATTTAATTTATCAAAAACAGATTGTATTTTTGGTATCTGACCCGGTTGACTTTCTTTTTCTAAAAATTGACTTATAGTTGCAACATTTTGTTGCCTAGCTTTCTTTAAATTTTGAATTTGAATTTGAGGAAAAACTCTAGCTTCTAAAGATAAAACTGCTTGCTGTTGAGCGACATTTAAATCATTTATAAATTTATCGATAGAAGGACGCAAATTATCATCAATATTTTTAGAAATTGCAGCAAAAGCTTGATTGATTAAAGCAGAAGTTTTATCTAAATTTAAAGAACCAATTTCTTTTGAAAATTCAAACTCTTTAATCTGGGTATCAATTTCAAAATTAGCTCTTGAAACTTCTAAATTAATATTAGCAAAAAACTTTCTTAAATTTTGTCCAGCTTGTTTAGCTGTTTCAGCTGATGTTTTTTTGCCACGTTGTCCACCTCGACCTAATGCAATAATTTGTTTAAAATTCTGTAATAAGGATTTTCCTGGTAAACTATTTTCAATTTGATTATCAATTGCAGCTGCTATTTCATTAATTAATTCAACAGTTACTAATCCTTCATCGACGAAAATTTGAAATTTTTTACGAATATCAGCTTCAGTCGTGAAATCATCAATAGTTGCAATTGCTTTATCAAATTCTAGCAGTAAATTTTGTTTTTTTGGTTGTTCAGCTATATTTTTTATCTTCTCTTCTAAATCAAAAAATGGATCAGTAAAATCAGAAAAAACTTTTGCTAAACGTTCTCTATTTTTATCAAAATCAAAAGAAAATGGTTCAGCTAAATTTCCCCCAACACCTGGAAGTATTCCTAAAAGATTTGGTATAGCTTGAAGTGCAGTATCGCCTTTACGAACATCTAATTGAAAACCAGTATTTCTTTCAATGTCTCTTTTTCTTTTTTGGAAATTTTTAGTGTCAAAAAAAGAATCAAAATATAAACCAAAATCGCCCAAAATCCCAGCCGCTTGAAACGTATCAAGACCTGATGTTTGTTCAAATTGTTTAGCCTTAGAAGCTATATTTGCAATTTTTTCTCTTTGTCTGCTTTCAGTTGTGAATTTATCAATAGCTTCATTTAAATTTTTAATACTAACACCAGCAGCTATTACTTCGTCTTGTAATCTGGCATTTTGAATACCCTTAACAGTATCTTCAATTTGATAAGAAAGTTCTTTAATTTTATACGGATCTGTTTCTTGTCCAATTTGCTGTTGTAATTGAATTAAGTTTTTAACCGCATCAACATCAGCTTTATTTTTTTGAGCTAAATCTTGAGCTGCTTTTTGTAAATCTTCTAGGGTATCACTAGTTTTTAATAAAGCAGATCCGAAAGTAACAAGAGCACCGCTAGCCGCTCCAATTAATGGACCAAATGGCCCTAGAATTGGAGTTAATGCGGTGCCAATCATTGCGCCTGTTTGAATATTAGTAAAACCACTACCAACAGCTTCATTAGCAAATCTTTGAACGCCTGTTTGTTGAAATCTCTCAGTATTTCCAACAATAGCTTGTTGCAATTGACCAGCTACCAATGGCACACCAAATGTTAGTGCCAAATTATTACTCATACCACTAACTCCACGATTCAATCTATCCAATGCTCCTCTTCTGCCTATTTGAGCATTTAAAGCAGATCCACTAGGATCCATTATATCTATTAGATTACCCCTTCTATCTGTTGTCTGTGTCGGTCTTTGTGGTGTTTTTGCGCCACTAGTGAGTTGTGATATTTCTTGCGCTGTTGTGTCTAATGTTTGAACAAGCTGTACAACTTCTGTTCTTAAATTTTTAATTTCATCGTCTGATAAAAGCAAATCAGTATTTAATCTACGAAGAGTTGATTGCAGCTTTTCTAAAGCTACAGTATATTCGTTTTGTTTATTTGTTATACTGAGTTGATTTTGTGTTTGTAAGTTTTTAGCTTGAGTAGCAAGATTTCTTGTATATGCTTGAACTTGTGTGGCTATATCTTTTGCTGATGCAGCATCTAAACCATTAGCTGTAATAAAATTATTTATTTCTGTAGCTAAACTAGCAAACGCTTGATCTGCTTCTTGTATACTTGTTATTTGCGTAGTTGCTTGAAATTGATTTATTAAATTATCTATTGCAGTTTGAAAAACTTGCTTTTGATTATTTGTAATCAAAGTTCCGCCAACTCCTTGTTGTATTCCAGAAATTTGAAATTGAGAAGGAGGCGGCGCAAAATTTGGAATCATTCCTCTCGAACTCAATAATCCTGCGTTTGTTTGATTGGTTATTGAATCTTTTAACGCTTTTTTCTCGCCACCATGATCGCTGATCGCGGCTGCAAAATTTGGCTGACTTGTGTTTCTGATAAATGGATAAGGCCCAGTTGTCGTATCAAGAACAGCGGTATTATTGCTCAAATTGCTTTCTAAACTCATTACGTCACTCAAATAACCAGTGGCAAAATTAGGAATAAAACCTTTTGAAAAACTCGATGCGCCTGAAAATCCTGCTCCAATGCCAAATTGTCCTTTTAATTTTTTTAATTCTTGAGAAGCTTTTTCTTTTTCCTGTAGAATTTGTTGTAAATCTGCTTTTACTCGGGCAACATCAGAAATGAAATTCTTTTGAGCTTGAGCTGTGTTATTATCTGGTACAAAATCGCCAATTCTATTATCCATCTTTGCTTCGAGCAAACCTATGATTTCGCGAGCTTTATCTAATGGTAAACTTTCAATTTTTTGATAAGTTTTTTCCTCAGAAAAATCATTCCAAGAAGCATTTTTTAAAGAATTAAAAGCGGCAAAAACTTCGCTTTGTGGCAATTCTTTAAAGAAAACGTTCTTTTCGTTTTTCTTTGTTTTTTCAATAATATTTGTTAAACCAGATTCTTTTAAATGATTTCTTGTTGATTTGGCAGCATAATCAATAAGCGATTGACTGCGCAATTTTCCTTGCATCTGAAAAGTTTCTTCTAAATTTGGAATCGTTAAAACTCCATTTTGAATAAAAGCTTTTATTGAATTTTCAAGATCATAAGCTGTTAATCCAAATTGCCTGACTAAACCTTCGTGACTTGGAATTGAATGATGATAAAAAACTCCATTTGGACCAACAAAAGCAGGAATAATATTATCAGTAGAATTGGCTTTAACAAAATCATTGAATCGTTTTTTACCATTTAAAGAATCATATTTTCCATCGAACTCGTATCTTTTATTTAAAGCTATAGCGTTAGCGAAATTTGGAATGAAACCCATATTCGCAGCCATGTTTTCAATAGCTGTTTGCTTTCTTGCACCAGCTGGAATGCGATACAAAGATTCTTTATCTATAGATTCTGGAGCTGTAATTAATTTTAATATTTCATTTTGATACAATTTAACATTATCAGCTTTATCACTCCAAAATTGCGGCGCTATATCTTTAGAAATATTTGGATTATTAATATTTTCAAAAGGAAAGCGGAAAAATTTTTCTTCAACATTTTGAAAATTATAATTACCAGCTTTAGCTTCAACTACTGTTTTATCACCAACAAAATCCAATGCAGAAGAACTTCCAAATTTGATTTCTTCGTTATTGCTTGTAAATTTTAATTGAGGATATTTTTTCTTAATTCCGGTTTCAAAAGCTTTACCTTCAGCTTGAATTGCTTTACTTATTTCAGATCTTAATTCTTTTGTGCGTTTTGCCGCTCTTCTAAATTCATTGCTATCAACATTAAGTTTTTCAACTTGAATATTGGGTATTGTTAATTGATCTATGATTTTACCCTCATCTTGAACTTTTCCTTTATATGCTTGTTGATTTTTTAAATTTTTTACTGTTTTAGAAAAACGATCATATTGAGTTAAACGTTGATTATTCAAACCTAGTTTTGCAAAATTTGGAATGAAACCACCAAATTGATTTAATGGAAAATATTCGTAACCTCCACTAACTTGATATTCAGAATCTTTAATTCCAAGTGCAGCCAATCTTTCTTTTATGCCGGGCAAACCAGCGCCTAAAATGCTAATTTCTTTATGTCTTTTTTGTCTTAAAACTTGAATGATTTGTTCAAGAGAAGATAAAGGCGCGGTTCCTCTGCGCATTTCTCCTTTTGTATCAGTATAAGCAACTCTGATATTGTTTAATTGAGATTGTAAATCTAATTCCGGAACATCGATATCAGAAATAGAATTTAAGAAATTTATTCCACCTTCGCTACCTGTTAATTTTTTTAATTTTTCTTTTGCAACGTTAGCTTCATTAATCAATCGCGGATCATTGCTTCCTTCTGCTCTAGCAATTATTTCTTGCATTGTTCTAATTGCGTTTTCAGAAGCAAAATTTGGAATAAAACCATTAGAAAGAAAAGATATTTCTTTTGCAAAATCAGTTCCTTCGAAACCTTTTTTATCAGAAAAAGATTGAAAATTCATGGCAATACCTTTACCTAAACCAAAACTACCCCAAGTAGAATGCTCCATCATGAGCTGTTTCAAAGCTTTTTGCCCGTATTTACTTATGAATTTTCTGATGGATTCTGCGCTAAAGATTCTTGAATTCTTTATTGTTTTCGATCCTACTTTTCCTTCGTCTGAAAAATCACTATCTTGTCTTCCTCTTGCAAAATATTTAGCAATATCTTCATCTGTAGAAGCGGAAACAAAAGGTAATAATTTCTTTTCTGTTATATGATCATGAGCAATCTTATTTATATCTGTATCGATAAAATAATCAAAAGAATTTTTTGCTTGAGAATAATTATTTGATTGTTCAAAAATATCGCGTCTCCATGAACCAGAATATCTTCCGCCTCTATTTTTAACCCCTCTAAAGAGAGTTGTTTTGCTTCCAAAAACATTTTTATCTTTTACGTCTGGAGTAGATTCTAGATTAAATCTTATTAAATCTCTTATCATTTCCGATCTACTTGCAAAATTTGGAATAAAACCATTAGACGCTAAAGACAAAGATTTAAATCCTTGACTCATTAACATTTGTTCAAAATCAGATTCTCTAAGAGGAGCGTTTAAACCTCTTGCGACACCAGATTGCGCTCTGAGCTGTCTTCTTTGAGTGATTAGTTCGTTAGGAAGTTCGCCAAAGAATTTTTTCCCACCTGTTTTATTAACAGCATCAAGCTGTTGCTGGAAATAAGTTGAAAAACCACCTTCTTTAGATAATCTAGATGCAGATAATAATAAGACACGATCACCTTCGTGAATATCTTCAAAATTTGTAATTGGTTTATATCCTAATTTAGCAGCATAAGTTGTTTTTCCTGCACCAGCTGGAGCAACTAAAATATCTTTTACAATACTAGGATCATTTAAAATTATATTTTTTAAATTATCAAATTTTTCTCCATAGCTACCGCCGAAAACATCAGAATCATAAACCCAATTAATTGGTGGACGAAGATTAGATGGTTTCTGTTTTGCGATATTTTGTACTGCTTGTGCAATCGCTCCGGCAGTTGCGGCTTTCTGAGGTGCTTGGCCTCTATTGTCAGCAATAAATTTTTTAAAATCAGCGTCTGTTTGAAATGGAAAAAATGATTTAACTCTTTCAGATTCTTTTGCTAAAAGACTTGGAATATCTTCTGCGGCAATAGACTGTTTATAATAAGCATAAGGCTCACCTATTCCCTTCAACTCCTTAAAATATTCCATCAAATATAAACCGGGCGTAGCTGAATCTACTGGATTAAAATAAACGACTTTATTTCCAGACTTAGTTGCTTTTCCATAATCGTTAGCAACAAGAACATTCTGCCAAGCTTGGCTAGTATACTTTTTAAACAATGAATCAAAAACAGAAGCGTCCCTTGTCCAAGCTTTACCCAAAGCTCGATCATTTTCATCAGCTGTTTCGATCCAAGGTTTTCCAGTCTTACCTTGGAAAAGTTTTTCAAAATTGCCTTCATCAGTTCTTGCTCTAATGAATTTACTTGTTATATTTTCAGGATCTACTTCTCCTCCCTTAAATTCAAAAAATGTTTGAGATGGAAAATCAACTGCATCAATAGCTGTTGTTTTTGGAGATCCGGCTAAATTAAGAGACTCAGCAGTAACAGCTTTTGGATATCCAATTTGTTTGAGATGCTGCAATCCAAATGCTTCATAAGCCTGACCTAAATTATCATTAATAATTTGATCCGCTGCATTCTTTTCTTTTTCACTAGCATTAGGATCATTAAGAATTTTTTGTAAATCTGGATAAGCTTCTGCAAAAGACTTTCTGCTTTGCATTCTAGTAACAAGAGTAGCAGCATTAAAACTAGGAGCGGCTTGCGGAGTTTCTGGAACGCCGGAAATAGATTCTCCTCTTCTTGTTGTAGTAAATGTTTTTCCAAGTTTAGCTTCTAAATCTGCTTTTTTGCCTAAATTTTGGCTTTGAACATCGAAATCTTTTAATTTAGCAACTGAATATTGAGCTTCAGGATTTGCTTTATTATATTGATCTAAATAATTTCTTAATTGCAAAACTGCTTCTGCATTTTCACGATACCAATTGATATCGCTAAGATTTGCACTGGCAAGAAAAGCCTCACCGCCCGGTTGAGTTCGTATCCAAGATTTAAATAATCCAGCACCACCAGCAAAATTCGGAATAAATCCTCTTGCTTGATAAGGATTAATACCTGTTTGTCTAATTGAATTTTCTCTGTGAGCAATTCCTGCCGGAGAATTTAAAGGAGGATTAATGAAAGGTTGAACAAAATTTGGCACATATTTAACTCTTTCAGCCGTGTTCATTACGCCACCAACCGGAGATGGAACAACTGTACCCGGTTGATATCCACCTAATAAAGAACCTTGAATTTCTTTACTTCGAACACTGGGTGGAATATATCCAGCACTATAACTCGGAATATAACCAGAAGCTGTAATTCTTCCAACCTGCAAACCAGCAGAACCAACTTGAACATTTTGCCCAACCAACAACGGAGCTAATTGCTTCGCTATATTTAATTGTTGCTGATATTGCGCAGTTTGATATGTAGCTAAATTTAAAAGAACTTGCTGTTGGGCTGCTAAATTTCCAGAATTTCCAATTAAAGCTTGAGCGGTATTTGATTGAGTCTGTAATATTTTTAATATAGATTCTTCAACATCTTTACGTTTTTGAGCTTGAGTAGTAATACCAAGCAAAGTCGGTACAGCAGTTGAAATATCTCTAAATGTGTTGCCAATTACCTTTGTAATAATAGCAGCAGCGCCTAATAAAACTGGCCCGCCTAAAACATTTTTTATGCCTTTTAATAAGCCATTCGCAAAATCAGAACCTAAACCTTCGCCTTCTAATAAATCATTAATATATGTAACAGCATCATTAAATGGTGAAATTAAACTTTTGAAAACAGGTTCAAATGTTACTTTACCAATATTATTGCTTAATTGTTGTAAATTAGTTCCTGTTTGAGAAATTAAAGCGGCAAGAGTAACGTTTAACGCTGCATTAGCTTGTTGAGCTTCATTAGTCGCATTAACACCAATTTCTAAAGCTTTATTGTAAGAACCTTGCTGATCATTCAAATCAGAAAGCAAAGATTTTAAAATGTTAACTTGATAAACACCGGCAACTTGTTCAGCAAGAGAAGATTTTGTTGTATCAGCCAATGTGTTATATGTCTGAGCTAAATTTTGTAAAATTTGAACAGCAGGTAAAACATTTCCTTGGATATCGCGAACTGCAACATTAAAATTTTCTAATTGATCAAGAGTTTCAGTTCTTTGTAAACGAGTGAAAATTGTTTTTAATGCGTTACCAATTACAGCGCCACCACGGGCAGTTTTTTCTTGGGTAGCAGTGACTAAAGCGTTTAATTGATCAAAATTAACACCAGCTTCTTGCGCGGCTTGACCTGTACGAGAAACAGCGCTTGTTAAGTCAGCGGCTGAAACAGCAAACTGTTGTTCTACAGCAACAATCTTGTTTAGAATTGTTGTCGTATCTAATGATGTTTGAGCATAAGCGTTTGTAACGGCAGTTAAATCTTCAACCGCCTGTTTAGCGGATACGCCCGTTAAACGAACAAGAGTTAAAGCATCAGATACTCTTTGTAATGTTTGTTCAGTTGATAAACCCTGTCTAGAAAATTCAAGGGCAGCGTCAGAAGCATCTTTAAAACTAGATGCGGTTGCTTTTGCTACGCCAAATAAATCGCTGGAAAACTTTTGTAATCCAGATGACGAAAGAGAAAGAACGCGATTAATATCAACTAAAGCTTTTTCAACATCAATAGTAGCAGTTGCTAATTCTTTAAAAGATTTAGCTACACCACCAATGACAGCAGTAGAAGCACCGAATGCAAGAACACGGGCGTTAGAAGCAGCAAGCGCAGATTGAAATTGTTTTAAATCACCGTTAATACGACCTAACGGTTGAGTAAAACTCTGAGGATTAAATTGTAGATTTAACTGATTCTGCGCTGCAAATCTGGCATTATATGCTGCTACACCTGCGGCGATACTTTGAGCTAGAGCTGTTTGACTAGCTTGTACATTAATTGTTACTGCCATGCATTAATTTACACATAAAAAATATTAAACACCCATCAAATTCATCAAATCCTTCATATCAAGACTGCCGCCTTTTTTCTTAGCTTCTTCAGCAAGTGATAAAGATTTAACCTTACCTTTTTTCATGTTTATATAATCGTAATCTTCTTTTGTTGCTCCGACAATTGATTCGGCTTGGCCATCTTTAGCTTTTTGTTTTACCTGTTTGGCTTTTTCATTAGCATTAACATAATCAATAATCTTCTCCGGATCTTTTCGATATTCGTCTGGAATATTATCGTTACTAGTTAAAATATTCTTGAAATAACGCGAATAAAGCAGCATTTTTATCTGATTAAAAGTTAACTGAGTAATCGGACGACCAAAAAAATGAATAGGATCTTCGCAATAAGGCATATAATAACTGTAAAAATCACGCAAAACCATCTTTTGAATGTTTAAATCAGAAGCTTCTTTATTTAAAATATTATAAAAATGAATCAATACGCCGAGTTGACCAACTGGAATTTCATCAAATTCTTGATCTGAATAAAGAGGAATTTTACAATCAGAATCTTTAAATAAAGTATTTTTTAAGAAATCTTCAGTGATTTTCTGATCGGCAAAGTTTTCACAAGTATTTCCAAGAAAAGAATTACGCTTGTTTTTTAGTTCGTTTACTTTTTTAAGCGAGTCTTCTATCTGTTTATTAAAAGAATCAATCTGCGATTTAAGATAAGTATTTTTCTTTTGATCGTAAAGTTTTTTAATGAATAGCTCTTCTTGGGCTATTTGATTTTCTTCATTTTTTGTCCAATAACCTTCTTCGTACAAATCATTAAGGGCCTCCTCGACTGTCGGGAGGCCCATACTTTTTGCTCTATTTATGTATTGTATACGCGCTTCATCAATAATATTTTGCTCAAAAATACTGACGTGTTTAATAAAGCCAGTTGCAAATTCTGTTTTTAAAGAAGAAGCGCCGACACAAATATCTTTAAACAATTTTTTAAACTGCAAATCTTCATCCATTATTCACCTTTGACAATCTTATCAAATTCTTCCTTGTTAGCTGTACCAGAGAAGAACCAATAACTAAATATGCTTGCAAGCTTTAAATAAACATCCTTATAAATTGAATCTTCAGAATCTTCCAACTTAGTCAAAGATTCTTCCTTGTCTTCAAACGTCTTTCCTTCAAAGACAGGCACAAAATCCTTATGATTCTTTGTTGGATCCTTATAGTATGATAGATTTAGCACATACCACAGAATAGAACGATTTTGCGCTCTTGTATCAGCAGTGTGATTAAATAAATTCAAATAACTTGTTTCTCTTGATACAATTTCTTTTTGAATAGCTAAAATTTTCATTTCTTGATTTGATAGATCAGTTTTCTGATCTTCAGTTCTTTCGGCTTCAGCAACAATACGAATAGAAATAACAGAAGCTTGTAGCTTTTCTAACTCTTTATATAGCTCTACCAATACCTTGGCGTCTGTTTCACTAGCAAGACCACCTGTATCTTTATACTTATTTAACAACATTGCTTTTGTAAGAATACCTTGCTTAATAGCCTTACTCATTTCAACCGAGTAAATCAACTCTGCTTCTTGAACCTGTTTTCTATTTGGTTCGCGAAGCTGAATCTCGATTGGAACTTCCTTATCAACCGTCTCGGTGATAGTTCTTTCCTTCTCGACTTCACCATCCATATACTTCTCAACTCTTTTTTCTTCTACTTGTGTTACCTTTTTGACATTAAACGTGTAAATATTCTTAGACATACTTATTGTAAATATTATATATTAAATTTCTATTATGGCTACCAGTTTATTATCAGCGAGCGAAAAAGAACAGTTGAATCAAGTTATTGATGATGTTCACGAAACATTTGCTCGTACCATCACTGTTTATAAAGAAGCCTCAGAAGTTGTTATTATCACCGATCCCAATTTTAACCCATTGTATAATACCGCTGGCCAGACCACATCTATCATTAATACACCAATTTATAAGCAATTTAAAGCAAGAATTCATTATAATGACGATATTGGTAAAAAATATTGGAGCGAAGGCGAAGTTAATACACAAATCAAATTACAAGCTGTTGTTGGAACAGTAAGATTAAAAATAGCTGCTGAAGATTATGATTACATCAAAGACGCAAGACGTTTTGATTTAGATGGAAAAAGATTTGTATTAAATTCTGCATTCAGAGGTCACGGCTTATTTGATAGTCAATATTATACTATTTATTTGAAACCTGATCCATAAGATGCGTATCAGCGATTTAGACTTAAATGATATTTTGAATCAATTAAATTCAGAAAAAGCATACACAAAATATGCTGACGATATTATTCAGTCTGAATTTTCAAAAGTTAAATCAGAAATATTACAAGAATTCAATCAACATCCAATAACTGTAGAAATAGAAGGAGGAATATACGCCACCAACATATCAAATACATTAAGCGGTATTACTAATTTATTTTCTTTTATTGGTTTTGAAGCAAACGATAAACCCATTGAACCAATTAGAAATTTATTGGAGAAATCAACAATGCGTAAAAACTATGGTAGAAGAAGCCAAATATCTTACACTTTTGAAATACCAACTGCCAAAGATATATTTTTATCTACGCCGTTACCATGGGCAGTTGGCCGCAGCTGGGCAAAAGGAATAGAACAAGGATTATCAGGTCTTGGTTATTATTTAAAGAAAACGCAAAACAGTCGATCAGGACTCGGCATTCAATCTCAAAAAATTATTCGCCCACAATATCGTTTTAAAAATATTCAATATATTTCAGCATTAATAAATAAATACAATCAAAGAATCCGCGAAATAGAAAAAAAATATAATCTATGATACCAAAATATTCACACGATATAATGACATCGTTTTTTCTGTGGTTTGATAATTTTTTGATGAACAAAAGCCAAGCATTTAAAACGTACACAACAAAATTATATAATTATTCAGACGATAGAGTAGGTGGCGGCAAAGTTGTTTATGGAAGTCCATATAAACAATGGGTTTATGATAACGGTGTAGCGGGCGCAGTAATTCCCAGCGGTTTAACTGTGAATGGAACATTTGTCCCAACAGGAACAAGTGGATTATATTTTGATTTCGATAATGGTCGCGCAGTTTTTAATAGCGGAGTATCAACAGGCTTAAACATAACTGGAACATATACAGTTAAAGAAATAAATACATACATTACAGATCAACCTGAAGACGATTTAATAATTGAAAATAAATATATACAAAACAGTCGTTTTACAGTTACAGAAAATTATATTAGTCCATATAATCCAGTTACTCCAGCAGCTTTTTGTTCTATCGAAACAATGGATAATGAAGGTTTTGCGTTAGGAGGTTTAGATGAAACTTCTATTAGAGTTAAAGTAGTTGGTTTTTGTGAAAATCTTTATCAGTTGGATGGTTTATTAAGCACATTTGCAGATGCATATAATACTTGTTTTAAAATTGTGCCTATGACAGGACATCCACTTGGTGAATTTAATAAATTAAAAACAGGAGTATATCCAACAGGATACGACTATAAAAATGCAATAACAAGCCCTACGTCAATGGGGCCTTGTTACATATATAACGTAGACACATCTAAGATACGCGACAGCGTATTACGCGAACTCAATCCAACATTGCACATTGGTTTCATTGATTTTGAGATTGGAAACATTCGATATCCAAGAATTTAATTTCCCATATATTCAAAAATTCTGTAAAACATTATAACAATTTAAACAAATAAAAACATATGTCAAGAAATCGTATAATTTATCAAAGCAAAGCTTTATTTATCGGTCCAAATTCTACAGGTATGCAGACTTGGCCGAGTGGCGCACCTCTTCCAGCTTCGTATGATCTTACAGCAACAGGATATGCAGCATTAGCCAATAATGCAAAATCATTTGCTAGAACTGGAGATTCAACCAATCTTACTGGACCCCAAGTTGTTAATGGCACTGGTCTCCTTTATAAATTAGATCGTGTACAAAATTGTAATTTTAACTTTACAATCAATCGTCAAGATATTAATGAATTTGGCAAACTTGCTCGTATCGCTACTATTGCAAATGAGCCACCAACAGTCACTTTAGATTTCAGTTATTATTTAACTGATGGTTTAAATGAGCGTTTAATGGGATTCAATTTCGGTGGCAGTTTAACAGGAAACGCTGGTGCCCCAAGCTGGGACACTCAAATGGTTTCTGGAGCCAGCGCCCTTTCTGGTTTCTTAAGAGAAACACAAGGTCAAAACTACTATATTCTTACTGTAGATGAGGGTGAAGACGTTGTCGGCGCAAGTCCAACAAGCTCAACAGACAGCATAGTTGCTATCGGTAATGGTTTCTTAACGGAATACGCATTCACCGCTTCTGTAGGCGAAGTTCCAACTGCAAATGTTACCATTGAAGGGTTTAATATCAAGAGTGATGTTGGTCAAAATGGAGCTTTTGGCTATACTGGATCTAATCCAGCTATTGATACTTCAGCGTCACCTGCATCAAGAATTACAGGTTATAATAAGTATTATAAAATTAACGCTGCACAAATCGCAACTGATGCAGGTACAGGCGCAGCAACTGTTTCTGCTTTACGACCCGGCGATATTGTATTAAGTTCTGTAAGTACTGATAAGACAGCTGAAGATCCAATGGTTCAAGTTACAAACTTTGGAGATGATAGCGTAAGAGTTCAAAGTTTTGGATTTACTATTCCATTAACTCGAACTGTATTAAGCCGCTTAGGCACATTATTCGGCTACAACAGAGTTGTTCAAGTTCCATTGAACATGGATGTTACAATCAATGCCCTTGTTAACGAATTGGTATCTAAAGACATGTTTGATGTTCTTTGTGGCGATCAACCTAAGAAAGACTTCACAATCACATTAAAGAAATGCGCTGATACCACTGACACATCAGCTGAATCTAAATTAGCATTCACCTTCCGTGGTGCTATTTTAACAAGCGAAAATCATTCAACAGATATCGGTGGTAATGAAACTGTTGATTTGACATATTCAATTCAAATCGGTGGCGCTAACGACAACGAAAACGGCATATTCATGAGCGGAAGCTACAACACTGGTAATGCAGCCTTGAATGCTGCTTATCCTTATCTTGGTTTATCAGGATTACTAACCAATTTCTACGGTATCGGTACTGCTAGAAATTATTAATAGATAAAAACAAATAACCCCAGCCGAAAGGCTGGGGTTTTTTTATTTTCTTTTTTTAAATTTTTTTTAAATAATGGAACTGTGATATCCGTAAGGATAATAAAAATAACCAGATCCAGTATAAATAGGCGAACCATCTTCGCCCGCGACTTGGCGCGGCGCAGCTTGATAAATATTATAAGCAGTTACTAAACGTTCCATTTCTTCACGCGCATCGTTAGCTAAACCACGATAAGTTTTTGCTAATTCGTTTTTATTTGTGCGGGTGATTGCGGTATCGCCTTCGCGCAAAGAAATAAAATCAACGGCTGAATCAACGCCTCTTAATACTTGGCGTGTTTTCTTTGTATAAAATTCGTACAAATACATCTGCTTGTATATTGCACGCTCTTCTTGCTTGAAAGAATCAGTCGGCGTAAATTCGCCATTTTCGACGCTGAAACTTGTAAATATTTTATTATTTAACAAACCAACATTATTAGCTAACCAACCGCTAATAAAATAAAATTGCGCATAGCCGCTATCGTATTCAAACTCATTGGCAAAAATTTCATCCGCTAAATTGTGTACGCTATATGTAACCATAAATTAAAACATTGAACCAGTTGTTAAATAACCATTTCCAGTAATCGTAAATTCATTATTAGTTACAACTACTGAATACACACCTGTTTGTGATTCTTGTGCATTAGAAAGAGTGTAAGTATCAGATGTTGCGCCAACTATTTCTACTCCATCTTTGTTCCATTGGTACGAAAAACTTCCCGTTGGATATGACTCAACAGCGCAACTAAACACATAATTGGCAACACCGGTATAAATATTAAATTGAGGAGACTGAGTAAATTTTAAATAATGTCTCCAATCTAAACCAATTTTGCGCAATATAACATCTGAAAGATATTTATAATCTTGTTCATCTGTTTGATCGCATGGCCAATTTTGCCAATCGGGACCGTCAATGCGTACATATTGAGCGTCAAACGGCAAACCATTTGGATTTAACATCTCAACCCATAAGCAAGGCCCACGAAGTGGACCCATAAAATCGAAATTTCCTAATACTGCTTTTAAACTTGCAACATTTTTTTCAGATGTTGGTTGAGTTTCTATATAAACTGTATCCATAATTATTATTTACACTATATAAAAATATATAGAAGTAAATATTAAATACTGAATCTACCGCGAACAGCATTAAAATTTTGTGTTATTTCTAAAGCTGATAATTTTCTATTATAAATTTTAAACATAGCTATGGAACCATTAAAATAACCGCCAGTTCCAGCTCTGCTCGCTAAATACATTGTATCATTTCTAAAAGTAACGCTTTGATTTGTTGTAGCAGTTGATGTAGAATATCCGCCTGTACTAGAAAACGATAATAAATTTCCATTTACATAAGTTAATCTTCCTGTAGAGTCGGTAATTGTAGAAAAAACATTAACATGACAACTATATAATGTTGTACCACACGTAAATGCGTAATTTCTTCCTCCACACATACTAGTTGGATTGCTATTTGTATGACATAGTGTAGCATCATCAGTATTACCATTTGTGTTTGGCGCTAAACCAAATCCACCTGTGTTTGTATTCCAATTTGCAGAATGTTCAAAAACTATTGAATTGGTAGATGTAGACGGTTTAAACCAAACTTCTGTAGTTACAGAAGTAAAAGATGATAAATTTAATGTAGATGTAGAATTAGCATATTGATTAGATCCATCAAAAACAAGACTGCCTCCATTTGCAGAATTAAATGTCGGACCTTCTCTCAACTTAAAAGTATTATTTCTTCCACTTAAATCAAACCAATCATTTCCAGAGCGAGGATAACTTTTACGATCTGCCGCATCTAAATGCAAAACTAATCCATTTGTTACTATTTTAGGTCCATATTGCATAAATAATTAAATACCAAATCTGCCGCGAGTTGCGTTAAAATTTTGAAGCACTTCACTGGCAGTCAACGCTCTATTATAAATTCTGGCTATAGCAATGCTGCC